AACATCCTATGGTTGGCAACTTTGTTGATGTTGCTGCACGTGACCTTGCAGAAGTTTTAGCACCACTACCTTCATTTAACTGTTCAACAACAAACATTACTTCAGATAAGGCACGAGAACTTGCTGACCGTCGTAGCCTTATCGCAAACAATTATGTATATTTATCTCGATTAGCAACACAAATGTATCGAGGAGCAGACTGGTATTTTACATATGGTTTCACACCAATACATGTAGAACCAGACTTTCAACTAGGATTGCCACGCATACGTGTAGAAGACCCAATGGGTGCATACCCTGAATATGACCGCTACGGTCGATGCGTGGCGTACGCCAAACGTTACAGTAAAACATTAGGGGAACTCTGTAACGAATATCCTGAATACGAAAAAACTATCATGGATGGACTCAACGCAAGCAATATGAACAATATTGTTGAATGCGTACGATATATCGATGCTGACCAAATCGTATTCTTTGTACCAAGCAGAAACAATCTTATCCTATCGCAAGCAAAAAACCCTATGGGCAAATGTAGCGTTGTTGTCGCACGACGACCAGGATTAGATGATGAGGCACGTGGACAATTTGATGATGTACTATTCGTACAATTAGCACGTGCTCGCTTTGCTAACCTTGCAATGGAAGCAGCAGAAAAAGCAATCCAGTCACCACTAGTAGTTCCACAAGATGTTCTCGATCTACCAATGGGACCAGATGCTATCATCAGAACCGCTAACCCTGAAGGTGTTGGTAAGGTTCGTTTAGACATACCTGCAGCAGCATTACAAGAATCACAACTATTACAATCAGAACTACGAACAGGCGCACGCTATCCTGAAGGACGCACAGGCAATATTGATGCCAGCATTATTACAGGACAAGGCGTACAAGCATTACTTGGTGGGTTTGATTCACAAATCAAAGCAGGACAACAAATCCTATCTGAAGCATTTGAAGATGTTATCAAAATATGTTTCGAGATGGATTTAACATTATTTGATTTCAAGAAAACAGTTAAAGGTATAGCACAAGGATCACCATACGAGTTTAACTATACCCCATCAAAAGATATCAAGAACGATACAACTATTGAAGTACGTTACGGTTTGATGGCTGGACTTGATCCTTCTCGCGCACTCATCTTCTCGCTACAGGCATTGGGTGCAGACTTGGTTTCCAAGGACTTTATTCGACGAGAATTACCTTGGGCATTAAACGTGACGGCTGAAGAACAGCGCATAGAAATCGAAAAAATGCGTGAGAACCTATCTGCTGCTTTGATATCTACAGCACAGGCTATACCTCAATTGGCTGGACAGGGCGGGGACCCGTCACCACTTATTCGTAATATTGCAGATATTATCGAAAGACGCCGTAAAGGCGAACCTATAGAGACTGCGGCTCTTGCTGTGTTCACTCCACCACAACCACCTGCACAGCAAGGGTCGCCTACTATGGCTCCAGCAGGTACTCAAGCCCCAGTTGAGCAAATGCCCCCGTCCCCAGGCGCTCCTGAAACGGCTCCTGCTGGAGCCCCTACTCCTCCAGCAGCGCAACAACCTCAATCTTTAGATCAAATATTGGCTGGAATACGAGGAGCATAACATCATGGCTGAGGAGTACAACGATAAGATCAATGGAATCCTCGGAAAAATGGGGGAGAAAAACGGAAAGATATGCACCGGCTGGTTCATTATCGCTGAATGGATTGATGGCGAAAACAATTATGAAATATCAGCCTGGAGCGATGGTGCTAGCGCACCTTGGAAATATGACGGCATGTTGAATTACGCTGTATCTCAAGAACTTGCTTATGAAAATGAAGAGGAAGACGACTGATGAAAAATACTGCACCTGTTGCCGGTCCTGGACCATATGCTAAAAGGACAGATTTGTCTAAATCTTCACAAATAGAACGAATGGGTTCAGGCAAATATGGTCAAGTTAAAGATTTAAAAGCACTTCGTCAAAGTGCGTCAACTGATGTTCCAGAAGTACAACCAACAGACTTTACACCTAAGGTTGATGTACCTAACTTTGGTGCATTTGATCCAACACAACGACCAGAAGAACCAATAACTGCTGGAGTTGGTTTTGGTACTCCTGGTCCTGGTCCTGAAGCAATTGTTCAACCACCAGATTCTGTTGATCCTGCCTCTGTTTATGTTCGAGCATTATATATGAGCAATCCTACACCACAATTACGTAGGGTACTAGAAATGTTTTACAACGAGGGTCGTTAATGCCAGCATTTGACCCTACTAAAGTAGCCAAGCAGGGCGTTGCTACACCAACGTTAAATAATCAACAGTATTATGAACGTGAAGTTACAGCAATGGCTTCAACTCTTGGCACTAAACAACATGCAGACTTTGATAGTATTGTTTCAAAGTATCCTAACTTGTCTAAAGACTTGGCTATTGCTGCAGTTATGCAAGGTTTAAACGCTAATACTCCAGGCATTGACAAACTTGCTACAATGGACGGTATTGCTCAACTTAAACAAGACAATATTAACCTTAAAGCAATTGCTGGTAAATCTAAAGATAATAAAAACTTTGCACAATCAGTAGCAGATATGCTATATGGTGGATTTAAAGGCGTTGTTCGTACAGGTTTTGCTGTATTGCAAGCACCATACCAGTACTTTACTAAAGAAGTACGGGACATTTATGCTTTAACGCATGGTCAAAGCGCACAAGTAAAAGCAGATAATCCTTTGCTTGGAGTGTTTGGTTCTAAAGAAACCAATATTGGTCAAATAATTTCAGCACTAACCAGCGGTCAACGTGTAGATACTGGTAATGGTTTCTTCATTAACCCAGATTCTAAGATCAGTCGTGCTCAAGCAAAGGCTATGAGTGCATATGGTCAAATAAATGGTAAGTCTTTTACTATTGGTAGAATGACTGCTAATGGTTTAGGCGCTGATCCTAACAGTAATTTCTATAAAATTATGTCAGGTGCTGTTGACGCAGTACTTTCTATTGCTGCTGACCCTTCAACATATGTTGGTCCTGGTATTGTTACTAAAACTTTGCAAGCAAGCAAACTTGCTAAGATTGGACAGAAGGCTGTTGCTGCGCGTGCTGCTGCAGAGGAAATAAAAACAGCAGATACTGCTATAGGTTTAAAAACTTTAGGACAAAAACAGTTAGCAGAAAAAGCATTAACTGATGCTAAAGGTCAAATACGTCGTGATTTTAGTGACGATATTGTTAATAAAGAACAAGAAGCATTACAGGCTAAAGCAGACTTCCATGCTGCCGAAGTAGAACGAACAAAGCGCATCCATACCGCTGGTATTGGTTTAGAAAAATCTTTTATCGGTTCTCCAGAAGCATCTAAAGTATTATCTAATGATAATATCGGTAACATTATTTTAGATACTGTTAAGAATAATACACAACCTTCTATCATTAGACGCCTTGGTAGAATGTCTGCTGCTGAAATAAATAGCGCTAAGGCTGTAGCGGGACATGTTATTGTTGAAGAATTACCTGATAAAGGTAAAACTGTTCTTGGTGCAATGGGTAAAGATGAATTTGTTCTAACCAAAGTTGCTGATAAAGAACTTAGAAGATTAGATATTGCTGATAATACGCTACCTCAAGGTGCTAAAGAAACAGAAAAAGAAATATCTCGACGTTTATCTTTTAAACAACAAATTGAACGTGGCGGAAATAGTACTCGTATATCTTGGGCAACTCGTCAAAATTTGAGAAAGATTGCTGAAGAACTTGACCCAAGATTCCATGTTGGTTTAGGTGAAACAAGTTTATCAACTGTTTTAGCAAAAGCAGCAACATTAGATAAGAAGTCTGTAACTTCAGAAGCAACAGAATATTTAATGAAGGCTATTAAAAATATCTGGAAACCTGAAGTTATTGACAATGTATATTCTATCTATGGTCAAACTGGTGGCAGTGCTATCATAGACTTAGCATCTTTTGCTGGTCGTAAAGTTAATATGAGCAAGATCCTTGACGGAACTATGGCTCCTAGACTTGGTGCTCAAACAATTGTTAAACTTGAAGATGCTATTGTTAATAAGAAGAATGCTGTTCTTGAAACACGTCAAGCATTAAAAGAAGCAAGGGAAGCAAGCAAAGAAAACTATAGGCGCATACAAGAAGTTAATGCTATTAAGAGTATGCGTGAAGCAGATCCTACTATTGTTAAAAAGATTATGAACGAATCAGAATACCAGGATGTTCGTCATCTTTTAGATTTAAAACAAACAGTTGATAATGCTCAAGATGCCTATAAAGAATGGTTACTTGCTGAAAGCGGTATGACTGCATATATGGGTGGCAAGATTGCACCTAATATGGAGAAAGCGTTATCGTTTATTTTAGGTAAAAACTTTGACCATGTTATTAAAATTGTTGCTGACCAGAAAGATCCATTAGAAATATGGAGACTCTTTGGTCGTAAGATTGATTTAAACCTTGCAAAGGATTTAGCCAATGCTGAAACTATTGGTGCGGTTGAGAGAACACTTCTTCAACATCTTGGTTCACAAGTTGATGATCCTACTTTATACCGTTCCTTGTCCTTGCGGATGCAAGCATCAGGATTAAAAACAAGTCCACGATTTAAACTTGTTGCACCAGTTAGTGACAAAGTTATTGACTTTGCTCGTAAGAGTGAAGAATATTTTGGCAGATACTTTGTTCGACAAATGGTTATCAACCTTGATGATGCTGATGCTGCTGTTCGTTCTGTAGAAAGTTGGGCTACTTCTGCAGGTTTTAGCATTAAAGATACAGATTCTGTATTAAAAAATATTATTAAAGCAAAGAATCCAGAAGAACGTTCCGCAGCAATTATGAATGGGTTCCAAGAACTTATATCAAAGATGGCTAAAGATACTGGCAATCCTGAGTTAACAAAGATTCTTGAGAACGAAGTTCGTATTCACGGTCGCGCTAAGATTATTAACAACGAATACCTTCCTGGCAAACAGGCTACGAATAGTGTTCCTACTGTTATCTTAAGTGGTGGCGGTAAGAAAGAACTTCCTAGCGCTTTCCTTGAGCATCAGTTCCTTGACGATATGTTGAAACTTCCTGATAGTCGTGAAGTTAAAAACTTACTAGAATCATATAGTAAACATAAAATATATTATGGCTCAAAGAAGGCTGGTCGCGTATTCTCCTCAGAGTTTGGTGATCGTTGGAGAACTCTACAACTTGTTTTCAGAGCATCATACATATTACGCAACGTTGCAGAAATGCAGATGCGTCAATTCTTTGCCGGTCACGAATCATTCTTTAATCATCCTATGGGATATCTTGCTATGGTTCTTGGTGACTCAGAAGGTAATGCTTTCCAAAAGTTCTTGGCTAGAAGTTCTAAATACAGTAACGATGTTTTAGATAAATCATTTACATCAACATCGCTTGATGAGGCTGTAAGTGAAGGTGTTCTAGGATATCAGGCTATGATGACTCGTGAAATGAGTTCACACGATCCTAGATTGTTATGGACTGGACGTTACTATCGTACTGTTCTTCCTGGGGATCCTGCTTTCTATAAGTCTTTAGCGATGACATTGCAAAGATATCATACTGATGAACTTGTTAGTAAAGTTGCTGGAGCAATAACAGAGGCTGATAAAACTGCTCTTGTTAAATCTATTATACGAGATGCAGATAAACCAGGAAGTGTAGTCTCTAGGCTTATCGGTGGTTCTAAAAAAACTGGTGGAGAAAGCAACTTCTCTTTCCTACTTAATGAACCTGCTCTTGGTGTATCTCGAGGAAACATTAACGAGTATAACCTTCGTTCATATCTCTTTGGTGTAGATGGTGCTGACGGTGACTCCATTCTTTCAGCAGTCAATACTGTTACTGGTGGTAATGAATTATTGCGTGAACTTATTGCTACTGGAAAAACTTTAGTTACTAGACCTAATGGTAAAGCAGAAGCAATTAATATGCCACGCTTTTCTGTCAAGGCTGGAACTGATCCTATGAAAGAAGCAGAGAAGTATACAGTAGCACTTAAATCTGCACTTTATAGAAACTTTACTCCAGAAGATCTGAAGGCTGCTAAAGTAATTGGCGCAAGCGATTATGCTAAACTGCAAAGCCTTGGTGTTCTTAATCGTGCATCTAACTGGTTCTTTAATCTATCTACCCGCATTGAAAACAATGTTAACTATGGTCCAGAGTTTCGTATGGCTTACTGGGATGCTATCGCTCAATATATCCCAATGCTTAAGAAAACAGAGTTTGACCGTTTAAAGTCTGCTATAGATAGTTCTCTTCGTCCATTAACAGTTGGACGCAAGTTTGATGCTAATGGAAATGCTATTGCTGGTACAGGCAAGGCTATTGGAAAGAACCATATTGCTGTTAAAATGTTAAACCAAGAATTAAAGAAAACAACACGAGATGCAGATTTGCCTGGTGTTGGTTTAAGTCTTGATACTCTTGATTCTGTTGCTGCTAAGGTTGCATCAAAGCATGTTCAAAATCTTTTCTATGATGCTACAAAGACACGTCAAGTAACACAAGCATTCCGTCTAATCTTTCCTTTCGCTCAGGCTCAAGCAAATACTTTATATAAGTGGACAGAACTTGCAGCGAAGAATCCTGTTAAGATTTATCGTGCAGCAAAAGCATATGATGCTTTAACTAAACCTGGCTCTGGCGCTATCTATGATTTGTTTGGTGTAAATCACGAAGCAAACCAAGGCTTCTTCTATAATGACCAGTTTGGTGAGAAGCGTTTTATGTATCCTCTTGCTGGTAAATTTATGGGTGGATTAACTGGTGGTTCTATTGATGCTTCTCAGGCGGTAGAGTTAACTGCTCCAGTTCAATCTCTTAACTTAGCATTTGGTGCTGTTAATCCTCTAGTTCCTGGCATTGGTCCTACTGGTCAGGCTGTGTATCAGGTTGTCGGTGGAGCAAAACTATTTGGTGCTGGTTGGGATTCTATGCGTAACATCATATTCCCATTTGGTGCTCCAAAGAATGTAACAGACTATGTTCTGCCGGCATGGTTGAAGAAAGGTTTCTTAACCTTTATGAATGACCAGAATGCTGCAGAACGAGGTACACAAGACTGGGCTTCATATCTAGCATCAACTGGAGACTATGGGGATAATCCTTTACAGGATGCTACGTCTCGAGATAAATTGTTTAATGATGCTAAAGGTATAGCAGTTTGGGCTAACCGTATGCAAGCATTCTTCCAGAACATTATGCCTGCAACACCTTCAACTGAAATATTTATTCACGATAAGAACGGTTCATTCCGTATGCAAACAACATTGTTTAATTCTTATCGTGATATGGAACTTAAACATCCTGGTGATCGTAACTCTGCTATCAGAGAGTTTGTTGACAAGTGGGGTGTTAAGAATCTTTTAACAATTCTTTCTGGTACAACTAGAGCAGTTCAAGGTACTGGAGATGCTTGGGATTTCTTAAACAAGAATCCTAAAGTTGCAGATAAATATATTACTTCAAACATAGATGTCGTTCCCTACTTCTTCCCTGGCGGGGAATCTTCTATGGCATACTTTAAATGGCAGAAAGATCAAGGCATCCGTCGTACATTAACTGCACGCGAACTTGAAGATGGTGCTGCTGTTATGGCATATGAGTTTGCTAAGTCTCAAATATCTGAAGATCAAGCAACATACGGCTATAACGATTATTGGTATAACGATAAGATAACACAACTTAATGAAGAGTTTGGTGGTTCACCACCGCCAACAGAGAAAGTGTTTGGTTCAGGTCCTGCACGTATTGCTGCTATTCGTACTGCCTTGAAAGATAAAGTTTTTCAACAGTCACCTGTCTATAATGAGGTTTTGCAATATGTTCAGGCTCGTGATGATCGTAAGGCTTATTTACGTCAAGTAACTGGTACGCAGGATCCGCAGTTTACCTCTAATGGTTTGGCTGCAACACGTTTAAGAGATGAGTTAAATATGATCGCTGGAGAACTTATTCAAAAGAATCCTGCGTTTGCTGTAATGTTCTATAGAGTGTTTGCTGGAGAGTTGAGGAAATAATGGCTGGAGATCAACCTGGACCTAGTATCCCACTCTCTAACGAAGAGAAGATGAGGAACAAGGCTTTATACCAAAAGTATATTGATATTACTGATCCAGTAATGTTTAATAATACAATCAGTTCTTATATTGATGGTTTAACTAATACTTCATCAGCGTATAAAGGTATTGCTAATAAGTCTATAGAGTTGCAAGCCAAACTTCGTCAATCAAAATTATCTAAGGATGCAACACCTCTAGGCATTTGGACAGAGAATGATCTAAACGCTTTGCGTGGTGTTATGCGTAGCGCATACACCAATGGTCAAACCATTGACGGTTTTCTTGATGCAACTTATCTTAGTCCACAATTTGGTGGCGCACCTTCTAAAGGTCCATCTTTTTCTAAGTCTGTATCAACTGCTATGCATCTTGTTGACCAGAATGAGGCTAAGGCTTTAATTTCTAAAGCATACTATACAGAGTTTGGTTTCCTTCCAGATACTTCAACTATTCAAGACTTTATGAATAAGTATAATGCTACAGCAAAGAAGCAAGTATCTAAGACTGTAACCACTACTACTAGTTCTGGTGCTGGTACTGGTTCAACCTCTAGCACTAGCACAACTGTAACTACTGGCAAAGGTATGGATCAAGAGGCTTTCATCTCTGACTATCTTGCTAAGAATTTTAACTTAGATAAAGTTACTGGCGGTCTTGCTAAAGATGTTATTAACCAACTGCAACAAACTGCTACTAATAACCTTTTGCCACAAATGTCTGATTCTGATTTAATCAAGAAGGTTACTCGTGTCATTTCCGCTTCTGATCCTTCTGTTCAAAAGCAGATACTCCAGGAAGAGATGCAGAAGATTCGAGATGTCGCGGGCAAACTTAATCCTGGAGTTGCTGATATTACCGCTAGTGGTCGTGACATTTCTGATATTGCTAACTCGTTTGTTTCGCTTGGTACAAGCAAGGGAATGAATGTTAGTTTGAATAGTCCAATCATTAGCAAACTTATTAACTATAAAGATGCTAAAGGTAATATTCGTGTAGCAACATCACAAGAAGCAAATGGCGAATTTATTCGTGACCCTAACTGGGTTAATAGTGCTGAAGGTATTAATAGTCTTTCTAATTTTGCTAGTGGTCTTAGTCGAGGGATGGGGTTGGCTTAATGGCTAGAGTTCAAATAGATGAAGGTGCTATTGCTGGTAATGTTGCTCCAGAGCGCACCACTATTTCTCAACCAACTACTACTGTTAAGCAACCAACTACTGAACCTTCTGTTGCTCCAGTACAAGCACCTGCAGAACCTGCTGCTGTCAAGAAGGCAGGTAAGATAGATGCTACACAACAGCCTGTAGAAACTGCTACTGCACCTAAGCCTAATGAGTCTACTTCAGGTTTGCCTAATCCACTTAGCGGTGGCGAGAGAGGCTATCCTGTTCCAAATCTTCCTCAAACATCTTCTAGTGATATGCCTCCTACTAAAGGTGCTCCAGGTTTAGGAACTTCTGCTATTCAAGTTCTACAGGCAATTCTTATTGCTAATGGTGTTCCTTCAAATATTGTTTATGATAAGAGAACTTCTGATTTTTTTATTGAAGCAAAAGCCGATGGTGTTGATGAAAGTAATATTCCTGATCTTTTCTTAAATCTTGACCAGTATACTACATCAAAAGGTACAACAATATCTTCACCATATTATGAAACATATGGTAAATTTAATAAGCAACTTACTGCTGCTGGTCAAGCACCTAAGAAAGCATCTGATCTTGTTCCTTTAGTTGAAGGATACAAGGATCTTGTTAATCGTTTTGGTTTTGATAAAAAGTTTGCTGCTGATGATTCTATTCAAAAATATTTGATGAATGATGTTTCTGTTTCAGAGTTAAGCGAACGTATGGCTACTGCAAAGATTCGTAGCACGAGTGTTGATCCAACTTATGAAAAAGCATTAAGAGATTTGGGTTACATTAATTCTTCACAACAATTGCAAGACTTCTTCCTTGATCCTGCTATTGGTAAGCAGGCTCTTGAGCAACGTCGTGTTAGTGCTGCTGTTGCTACTGAGGCTAGTCGTCAGGGTGTTTCTATCAGTAATGCTAAAAATATTGGTGCTGAGTTAATGGCTCAAGGATATAACGAAGAGCAAGCATTATATAAGGCTCAACAAGGTTATGCTGCTATTAAACAAAATCGTGATCGTGAAACATTCTTATCTAGTATTTATGAAGGTAAGGGTGCTTCTGCTGAACAGATTCAAAGCGAATTGGAAAGTGAACAATTCCTTGGTGTTCAATCTGAACGTTTAAAGAAATTACGTACTTCAGAATCTAACCTGTACCAGGGACGTACAGGTATGGCTCTGCCGTATGGTGCTACGCGTTATGGCGGTTTAGGAACCGCAGGCGAAGGCATTCTATAAGACTCCATGTAGAGCGACTGGTACTACATGCGTATAAACACCAGAAGCACAAGCCAGACGAGATACCCCTGTTTCGTTTTGTGGTGTGCGCCTAACTAACAAGAAAGGGAGTGGTTGCGTATGAGCAACGACCGTGACAACTATTGGGATGATGAAGAGGAAGAGTTTGATGATTCTTCTTTTCAAGGTAATGAAACCGATTTGGTCAAGCAACTTCGTAAGATCGATCGCGCTCAAAAGAAGCGTATAAAGGAACTTGAACAGAACCTCGGTGACTTAACTAAATCTCAACGTGAACGGATTTTGCGAGACGTTTTCTCGTCTCGTGGAGTCAATAGTAAAATTGCTGCCTTTGTGCCTTCAGATGTTGAGGCTACTGAAGAGGCTGTTAATGCTTGGCTGGATAATTATGGTGATGTTTTTGGTATAGAAAAGCCAGAGTCGAAAGCACCAGTTGTTTCAGAGACAGACATGATGGCATTGAGGCGTATGGATAATTCTATCCAAAACTCTTTGGCTCCAGATAAGACAGAAGATTTGTCCATTCGCATTGCTAATGCAAAATCGCCAGAAGAAATTCTGGCTTTATTGAATGGTCAATAACCACTACATGAAAGGTTGGTATAATGGCTGACGCCTATACCTCTGCTGCCCTCCCGTCAGGGCAGTCAGGCACTGTGGTTGGTGCTAACCTTGTTACGCAGGCGTACGATCGTCTCGTTGAGTTTCAACTCCGCGCGACCCCTCAATTTCGTGCAATTGCCGACAAGAAAGTAGCCGACCAAACCCACCCTGGTTCAAGCGTATTGTTCCAGATTTACAGCGATCTTGCTGACGAGTCACTCGCTACAGCAACCCTCACCGAGACTGTTGACCCAGATGCAGTTGCAGTTCCTGCAACCACCACCTTGGCTGTCACACTTGCTGAGTATGGTCGTACCGTAATCACCACCCGCAAGTTAGACCTGTTCTCACTTGCTGATGTTGAGCCTGCTGTTGCAAACATTGTAGCATTCAACATGGCTGCTACTTTGGACAATGGTGTTGCTGCTGTTCTTGACGGTGGCTCGAACTTCATCCGCGAATCCGCTGGATCACTTTCGACCTCTGCTGCTAAGACCACAATCACCGCAACAGACACACTCAAGGGTCGTGACATCCGTCACGCAATCACCAAGATGCGTGCTGCTAACGTTGTTCCTCGTCGTGGAAACTTCTATGTTTCCTACCTACACCCAGAGGTTTCTCATGACCTCCGTACGGAAACCGGCAACAACATTTGGCGTACCCCGCACGAATACCAAGCACTTGACAATCTCTACGCTGGTGAGATTGGTGCTTGGGAAGGTTGCATCTTCGTTGAGACTCCACGTATGACCAACAGCCAATCAGGTTCAGGTACTGGTGGAACTCAAACCCGCGTCTACAACTCCTATGTTCTAGGTGCTCAAGCACTTGCTGAAGCAGTTGCTGAAGAGCCACACATGACAATGGGTAACGTTGTTGACAAGTTCAACCGTTTCCGTCCTGTCGGATGGTACGGCGTTCTTGGATGGGCTCGCTACCGTAGCGACGCTTTGTGGCGCATTGAGACTGCTTCTTCGGTTCGTCCGAACGCATAGTCTTTTCTCTTGTGTTGGGGGGCGTCTTCGGACGTCCCCCTTCACTCAACCTGGAGGTTTGATGGCTTACTATTTTTCTACACCGTATGTTGCTGAAGGTCCTATGGCATACAACCCTCTACATAGTCGTTTTAAAATTAATCGGGGGATTACTGTTATTAACGAAGGTGGCGTTTATCGGGAGACACGTTATCCTTCTCAAGAAGAGTTGCAGGCTGCTACTAGATATTATCTTGGTGGTATCCGTTACGAGGTTACTTCTGCTGAAAAGACTTCTCTTGAAGCAGCAGGTTATACGGTGGAAACTGTATGAAACATTTAGACGAACATCCCGAACCTGTTGAAGGTTGTTTCGGTTGCAAGATTATGGGGATACAAATCAATACTGGGGATTTTAAGGCTGTAAGAAAATGAAACATTTAGAGGATCATCCTGTTGCTGTTGAGGGATGTTTTGGTTGCAAGGCTATGGGGTTACAGTTAAGTCCTGGTGCTGCTAGAAATACTGGTACTGGGATGAGTGACAAAGCATGGGATAACGAGTTGGATGCGTATCGTGCTGCTCGTTCTCAAGGTATTCAACCTGATGGAACTAAGTTAAATAAGATCCGTAAGGCTGTTGAGTTAAGCGATAAGGTTGGGGCTCCTTATGGGACTCCTGAGTATGAGAAGAAAGCCGTCGAGAAAGTTATTGGAGGATTGTAATGGCTGCTAAGAAAATGGTTGCTAAGAAGATGGTCGAGAAAAAGACTGGCGAAAAGTATGCTAGCAAGAAGGCTATGGCTAAGCATGAGAAGTCTGAGTCTAAGGCTGAAATGAAGAAGGAATATGGCAAGTCTTACAAGAAGGGTATGCGCTAATGTTAGGCGACATTAATAAGCCTAAGCCCAAGCCAACCCCTAGCCCTTCTCCTTCAACGTTTGACCAGAAGGCTGCTTGGACTGAGCAAGAATTTCTTCGTTTACGTAAAATGGGTTTGCCTATTGATAAGGCTCGTGAACAGGCTGCTAAGAAATATAAGATCAATCCGAACGGATACACGAACTAATGAAGAAAGCACATCCTGGCTTTAAAGCCGTTCAAGAAAAGATTGCTAAGAAGCAGGGCGTTTCTATGGAACGTGCTGG